TTTGTATCACATGACCAGCAGGGTAAACAATAGATGTATTACTAAGGTTCCCAACAGTCACAGTCCCAAGTCTTGTTATATTATCCTGTACTGCATTATCTAATGTTACAGTTCCACCTGATTCTGATGCTACTACTGTTCCGCCTAGTTTAATGTTTGCCATACAATATTTATCCTAATTTACTATGCTTAAAGATCCGTTTGTGTCAATATCTAAATCCCCGGTGGTAATGTCAACCTCATTAGTTATACTTAAATTACCGTTGACTGTTATATTGGGAACTGCAACCGGACCTGCTATCATCATATTAGTGTTAGCGTCAACGGTTAAGTTACCTTCGAAGACATCTTCATTGGATGGGCCAAATTCAGCGGTTGTTGGGGATGCCATTGTTTTTATTATGTCTGCTATTCTGCTCATTTATTATTCCGGTTTTGGGTATTTGGCTTTGATTGCGTCGATTGCATCAACCCAAGTAGTTGTGCCGTTTACTTGGTCATCGTATTGCATTTCTAACTGGTTTAATTCTCTGTATTCTCTTTTTCTTTTTTCTGCATAAGTAGATTCAGGATCGGCTGGAGGAGCAATTAAACTATCACCTTCTAATAACCAACCATACTGACACCCAACAGGAGCATCCATCCATGTCATTTCTGGTGAAACTGGGAACTCTGCTTCAGCAATATCCACAACTTTATTATTTAATATTAATGCTTTCATTTTTATTACTCCTTTTAGTTTATGAATATTCTTCTACTACAACAATTCCTGCACCACCAACGCCAGCACCTCCTACTGTTGATCCGTAACTACCATGAGCACCGCCACCTGCTCCACCATGAGCACCATTTGTTGGACTGGCTGCCCCATAACCTTCTGACAAACCAGCACCACCCCAAAAAGAGCCGGGTGGGGTATTACTGGAAATATTGCCATTGAGATCAGAAGCACCTCCACCAGCATTGCCACTTAAATTTATATCTCCATTACTACCATCTCCTCCATCGCCACCTTGCCTATTAGCTCCACCTCCACCACCTTGGCCACCTCCGCCACCAGTAGCAGTGATTGTTGTAAATGAACCTGTTCCAGCAAGTTTTGCAAATGATGAAGTTCCTCCGGCTGCTCCAGTATTACCAAGACCTGAGGCGTGTGTTCCTCCTGCACCTCCTGCACCGATAGTAACTGTACAAGTGGTTATATCAGTTACATCTAATATTTTTATAGCTGTACCTCCTGCTCCACCCGTAGCACCATGATACCCAGCTATATTATTAGTTCTTGTCCCACCACCTCCACCACCAGCACCAGTAACATAAACTTTAATAGTGGTTATTCCTGAAGGTTTAGTCCATGTGGAAGTTCCAGCAGAAGTAAAAACTTGCTGTGATCGTAATCCACCAGTACCTACCATATCATTAGGAATTGTTAATGTCCCACCTGATTCTGATATTGCTGTTGTACTACCTAATATTAACTCTGCCATTGTTCATTAATCCTATTTTATAAATAATTTTCCTGCCGAGGCAATTGTTAAAGTGTTAGTTACCGTAAGGCTTCGACATAACACACTTAAATTTCCATTAATTGTTACGTTTGGTATTGTTACCGGTCCGGCTACTATTTTATTAGTGTTAGCATCAACAGTTAAGTCGCCTTCGAAGACATCTTCATTGGAACTAAGTACTTCGCCCGCTACCATCAAATTTGCCATGTCCACTGCACGAGTCATTAATGGATCTCCTTACTGTATTTATTTAACGAGCTTCTCTAGTACGAAATTTTCCGGATCTATTCCTCCGTGGAATTCTATTACATGATTTATAATATCTGAAGGAACCCAACCATAAACACTTTCGGTTGGATCTTGGTCGGGGTCTTCCTGCCATTGATTCCAAATAGGTTCGGAAGCAGACGGAAAGCCAATTTCAAATGCATCGTAATGATCTGCTAATGCTTTAGGAGTAGAATAATGTGTAGGACCTGCCTGGATAGAAAAAGTGAATCCGTCTTTACACGTTAATTTCTTTGGAACTTGTTGATGTGTAAATTGTGAATTAGGATTGGTTATTTCTTTAAATGCTTTGAACCATGCATTAGCCCAGTCGTCTATTTCAATTGCCTTCATCTGCATATTGTGCGATTTGGTCTTCGATTGTTGTTAAAAATTGTGTTACTTGTTTATTAAGATAATCAACTAATGGTTTGTTTACTTCTCGTATATCTGTTACAGTACCCATCTCATCTAATATTGATTGAACATCTACAGTATATTCTTCTAAACTAGCAAGCCATCCTTTACCTACACCAACTGAACGATCTCCTTGTTCCCATGTTAATCCATAACTTGCATTTACAAAAACAGCAAGATTATTTTTAGGACCAACATTGTTTACTTGCATATTAATAACAGTAGCAGTTCGTTGGTCACCGTATCCGTGTACTTCAATTGTTCCCGGATCTTCTAATTCAATAGGATATTGTTTTTCAATTTCGTTAATTTTCATTAAGTAACTCCTAACTTAAATATTTAGTTAAATGGTAGGGGTTGCTGGGATCGAACCAGCGACAATCTGCGTGTAAAACAGGCGCTCTCCCAACTGAGCTAAACCCCTATTATATATTATAGCAACCTATAAAGAAAATGTCAACCAAAAAAGTAAAAAAATACAAGGCAAAAATTAAATTAGCAGTTAATTTTCCTATAAATACACATAGAACTCTTTATTTATATGCGTGATTATGGCAACACTTTTTCGAGGATATTCAACATATGGTAAGCGACACGGGCCGTTTACCCTCAAGGACTACGATCTTGCCAAACAAGACATAACTAATCATTTTTATACTCGTCAAGGTGAGCGATTAATGAATCCTAAATTTGGGTCTATTATATGGAATTTATTATTTGAACCTTTAGACGAATCAGTTATAGATATCATTAAGGAAGATTGTCAACGCATAGTTAATTTAGATCCTAGATTTGAATTAGACGAAACACGAACACATGAACATGAGCATAGTCTTAGCGTTCAACTTAGATTAAGATATGTCCCGGCAAATAAACTAGAAGTTTTGGAATTAACTTTTGATAAACAAATTGAGGAAGCAGTATAATGGCTAAACGAAGACAAGATGTATTGTTTGCCGCTGAAGATTATCAAGTCGCATATGAGGCCTTCACACAAGCAAATTTAAAAGCATACGATTTCGACACGCTAAAATCAGCGATGGTCGAGTATATTAGATTAAATTACCCTGAAGATTTTAATGATTGGATTAATTCTTCAGAATTTGTAAGCATAATCGACCTTGTTGCATATATGGGTCATAGTTTAGCATTTAGATTAGATCTATCTTCAAGAGAAAACTTTTTAGAAACTGCTACCCAACAAGATTCAGTACTTCGTTTAGCAAAACAACTAGGGTATGCATTTAAGCGACATCAAAATGCAGTAGGTTTATTAAAAGTAAAGTCAGTAAAAACTACCGAACCGTTAACCGACGCAGATGGTATTAGTTTAAAAGGTAAAACAGTATATTGGAATGACACAACAAATACAAATGCATATGATCAATTTATTTCAGTATTAAATTCGGTTTTTCAATCAACAAATCAATATGGTACACCTTATAAAAAAGGTAAAATTAACACTATTAATACGTACAGTTATAAATTAAACAATGTAACTAATAAAGACGTTGTGCATGGATTTAGTACTCGTTTAGGCGGAATTGCAACATCTTCGGAGGTATGTAATATAGACTTTCTCGATGATGGTTATTTTTATGAGCCAAACCCAGATCCATTTGCTAATTTTCATATACTATATAGAAATGATGGAAAAGGAAATGCAAGCAGTGATACTGGATTTTTCTTTTTATTTAAACAAGGAACGTTAGGTTTTAAAGATATATTGGTAGAAGAAGCCATTGAAAATAGAGTAATTGATGTAAATGTAGATAAAATTAATGAAAGCGACGTATGGGTTCAAACAATTAATTCAGATGGAAGTATTTTAACAAACTGGTCGAAGGTACCAAACTTAACAGGTAATAATGTTATCTATAATAGTTTAAATCAAGATGTAAGAAATATTTTTTCTGTCATTCCTAGAGCAGAAGATCAATTGTCTATCAAATTTGCTGATGGTAGATTTGGTAATGCACCCAAAGGAATTATACGAGTATGGTATAGAACAAGTAATGCTGAATCTTATATTATTCAACCTGACGACATTAAAAATGTTAATGTAGTAATGCAATATGTTTCTGGTAATAATAATCAAACGTATGAAGTTACGTTTACATGTAATTTAGAATATACTGTTAACAACGCATCGGAACAAGAAAGTATTACCGACATTAAAGAAAATGCTCCAAAAGTATATAATTCGCAAGATAGAATGGTCACGGCAGAAGATTATTCTGTTTATCCATTAACATTGTCAAGTGATATTAAAAAGATTAAAGCAGTTAATCGAATGCATAGTGGTCATACTAGATATATAGATATTAATGATCCAACAGGTACATATAAAGATCTAACAATTTTTGGAGACGACGGTTATATCTATAGAGAAGAAACTGCTAAACGCAGAACACAAAGTTTTTCCAGTAATATGACTTCTACTGATATTGTAAATAGTGTTATAGAAGATATGATAGGAGACCCAGAAGCTATTAATTTTTATTTTGATAGATATAATCCTAATTTCATAACAGTTCCTAGTTATGCTACAACAACATTAGGAACAGCATGGACCTTGCATCCAACATTAACGTCAACAGATTTTTCAAAAATTGCTTATAATGGTTCCTTGTATGTTGCTGTTGGAACAGCAGGAAAAATATATACATCAGCTGATTTATCAGTTTGGACTTCACGAACATCAAATACATCATTAGATATTACAGATGTATCATACGGGTTAGATAGTACAAGTAATGATCTTTTTGTAGCAACAGTTATTAATGGTGATATATTATATTCTTCAGACGGCATTGTTTGGTATGCTGTTAATACAACTCCGGATGTACAACTTAATAGAGTAAGATATCTTAATAGCATGTGGTGGGCTGTAGGTAATGCAGGTAATGTAATAAAATGGGATGGAGACATATCAATAGGTAATACAGATTGGACAGTAGTCTCATTGGGGAGTTCTAGTGCAACCGTTTCTGGTGTAGATATTGCATGGAATGGAACTCTTTATCTTATTTCAGCGTTAGGAGGATTTAATGCTACCTCAACAGATGGAGCAGATAACAATTGGACTATCCAATCAGCAACTGGTGAAACCTGGCAATCAGTTATAACTGTTTCTACTACATTTTGGGCTGTAGGAAATGGCGGAATTATAAAATCGTCATCCAACGGAACAACTTGGATAACACATATACCCGATACAAAGACTAATGCTATTTTAAAAGATATTATTTATTACGACTCTGTATATATTATTGTTGGAGAATCTGGTACTATTGTAACATCTATAGATGGAACAACATTTACTGAACAAACATCTGGAACAACTGGACATTTAAATGGTGCTACTGTTGGAAATACCGGTACAGTAACGACAGCTGGTAACAATGGAATTATTTTATCATCAACAACTGTTATATCTGCCTCTGCTCCAATATTAGAATGGACACAAGTTTCATCTACTACAAAAACTTGTACCGGATATTTTAATACAAAATTTCAAGGATCTACAAATGTTGCGCCTACTAGTTCGGCAGGTATATTTGAATTGATTTATGTTAAAAAAGGATCTATAATAGAATTTAGTGAAAGTCCTTTTAGTGCTTCTGCTTTAACAAAATGGGCAACTGTTTTATCAATATACGGTGACGGTCGAGGACTTACAGATATAGATGCCAACTTTACTGGAAAAACTGCTGACGGATATGGTGCCTTAACATTAAGTAGAGTAATACCAAGTACAGCAAGAATAAAACGTATTATACCTCCGTATAATACAAAATTTTCTGATACAGAAAAAACGGCTATAATTGCACAATTAGATTATAAAAATACATTTGGACTTTATTTTAATCACGAAAAAGGAACATGGGCTGTTGTTGACAATACCAATGTTGCTGGCGATCCTGATATTACAGCATGGGATATTAGTACAGTTGGAGGTACATCAAATACTGATAAAAGTTATTTAATGAGAATTGAGTTTGATGTATCCGGCCAACAATGGATTTTCCAATTACGAACTATTCGATACATTTTTGCAAGTATTAAAAATGTTAGGTTTCATAATCAACGAGCAAGACTAAAGACGTCAAGTAATACATTAAAACCTGTTGATGATAGAATTACATTCAATAGAGAACTTGTTCTTAACCCTAGTATTTGGGATGGAACAGGAACAGAAACTGTAAACACTACTGCCGCATTGACTGAAAATATACAATTTAATATATTAGATTATTTTACATACTCTGATGGATACACCGATCCACGAAGGGTTATTTTAACTTTGGCAGATGTTAATGGAGATTTTGTTCCAGATAATCCAGAAGGATTTATAGATTTGGTTGGTAAGACAACATATTCAAGTGGTGCAATAGACTTTAATAATTCTCCTTCAGTTTATTTGGGTAAAGAAATTGATGGATCGGTTGAATATACTAATTTAGCAAATGAATCAACATATAAATTAAATAATGTAACATATAATTCAACCCAAGTTGTAGGAAGGCAAGCATTAAAATTCCAGTGGAATCATTATGCAGTAGAAGATTATGCAATAGATCCTGCATTATCAAATATTATAGATTTATTCATTTTAACAAATTCATATGACACGGCATTACGAAATTGGTTAGTAACTGACGGAAGTCGGGCAACTAAACCACTTCCACCAACAACCAATACTTTAGAGTTACAGTTTGCAAGTCTTGATAATTATAAAACATCTTCAGACACAGTTGTTTATCGACCAGTAAAATATCGAATACTTTTCGGAGAACAAGCAGATACAGAATTCCAAGCAAGGTTTAAAATTATAAAAGCAGTCGGAACAGTTTATACTGATAATGAAATTAAATCTAAAATAATTGAGTATATAGAAGAATATTTTCAACCTGAATATTGGGATTTTGGGGAGAGTTTTTATTATACAGAATTAAGTGCATATATTCATAACAAAATGGTAGGTATTATAAACTCTGTTGTAATAGTGCCTGGATATTCTGAAAGCAGGTTTGGTAGTTTATTTGAAATAACCCCGAACTCCGATGAATTGTTTATTTCCGCGGCAAAGGTTTCCGATGTTGATATTGTATCAGTATATACTGATACTAATTTACGAACAGTAGGTGCGGCATCAATGATAACATCAACGTCAATAATTGAATCCGGCGTAACATATACTTCAGGTTCGTCAGGTAGTGGTTATTCGGGATCGGGCGGATCTAGTAGTTCGTACTAAGGTAAAAATATATGGCTGATTATTCATCTGAAATAACAATAAAGAAACAAGAAAAAAATACTATTCCTGGTAGTAGTAAATTTGATATAGCAAAAAGAGAAACGAATCAATTTTTACCTATAATTCATCAAACAGGCCCCAACATAAAAATTTTAAATGCAACATTAGACCAACTTATTCAACCAGGTAATTTAGAACAAATAAATGCATGGGTAGGCAAAAAGACAGGAATTATTAATAAACCAGGCAGTGATTTGTATGCCTCTTCATCAACAACATTACGTGACACATATCAATTAGAACCGGCAATTTTATCAAAAAATCTAAGTTCTGATGATATAGATGAAGCAGTAACATATGATGACATACTTAATAAATTAAGTTACGCTGGAACTATTACCTCGAATGTAGATAAACTGTTTTCTGATAACACATATGCTTGGCATCCGCCAATCGACCTCGATAAATTAATAAATTATTCATCCTATTATTGGCTAGGTGAACCTCTTTCTGTAACAATAACGGGAGTTACAGCCTCAGAAATAGAAGGCAACCAATTTTATACTTATACCGAGGCCGAAAAATCTTTAAGTTTAGAAAATGGAATGCAACTTCTTATTGGTTCTATTATATACACCGTCGAGGGAGTAGGTGAAAAAATATTTCTTATTAATGAAACCGAAAATACTACCAAAGTACCATATGGTGTAACAAGATTATATGAATGGGACGAGGCAAATAGTTTTAATAATTATTGGGACATAATGTTATGGGATTCGGCTGTTGATGTAGCAAATGAAAAAGATTACATTATTATGCAACGAGGAGCAAGGGATTATAATGCATGGTCTCGGACTAATCGTTGGATCCATGTTGATGCAATTCGTGCAATTAATGTTTTTAATGGATTTAATCCGTTGGCTTATTCTGGTGGTACATTAGGAATAACAGAACAGGCATTACGACCAATTATAGAATATAGACGAGATGTAAGCCTTTATAATTTTGGTACTCATGGCAGAGAGCCTATTGCCGCTATTGTAAATGGTAGTTACGGCTTTTCAGATGTAAACGGCATCTGGAATGATCCTGCTGTACTTATAACAAAAACAGGGCAAGATATTAAAGTAGGCGATCCAGAGACGTACGGTGTAACAGACGAACTTCATACAGTGACCGACGGAGATAGATTACTTTTTATTAATCAAATCGGAGGAAGTACAGGCTATAATGATAAAATTTATGTAGTTAGCAATCTTGCCTCTGGCGGCGTTTTAACTCTTACGTTAGAAACAGATGGCAGAGCAGGAGATGGCACTCCGACAGACGGAGACGGTCTTACTATTTCAGGCGATGGCGAATGGGCAGGATATGATATAAAATATAATGTTTTAGATAATACATGGACTAAATGTCAAGTTAAAACAAGACGAAACTTACACCCTTATTTCAATCTTTATGATAGTACATTTAAATCTTTGTCATCATTTAATAGTACAACATTTTTAGGTAATAGTATTTTTGGATATATGGAAAGTACTACTTCAGGGGCAACTGTTGATAAAGAATTGACTTTTGCACCTGTATATGGAACGAGTGCAACAGATTTATCTGCTGAAAAAGATGTATTTTACCAAAATATACAGAATATACAATTTGATTTCTCTTTAAATCGAACTCGATATTCTTATATTATAGATGAAACAATTTATTATAACGAAGGTGTATATTTTTATCAAGTATATAATCGAAATACAGGCAAATATGAATATAAAAATGGTTGGGAGAAATCAAAAACACAAACACGTCTTCCTGTAACAATAACTAAAGTAGTTGAAACAGCAGGCGATGATGTTGTAATAGATTTAGGAACAACTGCATTTGAGCCACCACGAGATTATTTGGTTTATTATCAAGATGAAGTTGGATATGATAATGGTTGGCGTTTTAAAATTAAAGGTGTATATGGCCAACAGACACTAAATGGTACTAGTCCAACATTATTTTTAGCCAAAGGAAAAACTTATACGTTTGAAAACAGAACTGCCACGCATGGATTTGAAATAATAGATTCAACAAATGCACCTTACAGTACTGGTGTTACAAATAATGATGCAACAAATAATACAGTAACTTTTACTGTACCGTTAGATGCACCTGATAATTTATATTATTGGGTCACAGATGGTTCAAGTACTGGCCAAACAAATATGATAGGCACTCTTCATATTGTAAATGCTATTAACGAACCCGGTCAACCTGAAGTTTATAAAAATGGTAATGCATTAACAAAAGAAAGTGATTATTATATTAATAGCCAAAAAATTGTTTTACCTTACGAAGGCAAACAGGATTATGATATAACATATAACTCTAGTACTGTAAAGGTATTTACACCCACAACTCAAAGTACAGCATCAACAAAAATACCTCTTGCTGTAAATGATGTAATTGATGTAAAATTTAGATCAGCGGCAACTAATACAGGTTTTTATTATGATGTGCCAGATCAGATAGAAAAAAATCCTAAAAATGAAAATATTGGAAAAATTCAATTCAACCAATTTTATAATCATTTTACAGATATAATTGAAAAACAGGTAGGATTGTCTGGTTCAGCAACAAGTAACAATACATATCGAAATACTGAAAAAGAAACAAATATAGGCGGAACAATTCTCCAGCACGATTCTTCTATGCTACGATTAGGTATGCATTTAAACAATTATGATTATGATGTTATAAATGTGTTAAGATTTATTTCAGATGAATATGAATTATTTAAAAAGAAGTTTATTATAAAAGTAAAAGAACAAAATGACAAAGAATTAGTTCCAATATCAATTGGTGATTTGGTAGATAAAACTTTACAGATTATGACACTTGGCCGAGATGGTACATTTCCGTTTGCTTACAGTGATATGTTTTATTATAGTAATCTTGTAGAATTAACCTATGTCGGAAACGCCTCAACAACAACATTTGCGTTACCAAAAACACAAACAGTTACTGACACAGCAAACAATCATGTAATGGTATATGTATATGAATCAAGTGCATGGATTCTTAAAACAATAGTAGATGATTACACAATAGATGACGATAAGGCAAATTTAACTTTTAGTACTGCGCCTGCCGCACCTGGCGGATCTGATCCTGTTAAAAATATTAAAATTAAAATGAGCACTGATAATGCTCAAAGTTTTTGTCCGCCAACTCTTGCAAAATTTAATATTATGCCTCTGTATAAACCAGAAGAATATGCAGACAACACCGGAACAAATACAGTTAATGTTATTCAAGGACATGATGGAAGTTTATTTGTAAAATATTCACAGACGTCTGTTGTTGTTGATATTAGAGATCAAGCATTATTAGAATTAGAAAAAAGAATTTATAATGCAATACAACCAACAGTAACATCAGCAACAAAATATTATTTACATGATAATATTCCTGGCAAGTATAGAGAAACAACACATACAATTGCAGAATATAATACATATATTGATGAAATTATTAATAAATGGAAAAATGATAATAATATAGACAATTTTGCAAATACACAATATGATGCAACTAATAAATGGACGTGGAATTATTCTACTGTTGGTGATAAGTTAGGTTATTGGAGAGCAATATACAAATACTATTTTGATACAGATAGACCACACACCAATCCATGGGAAATGTTAGGTCATACTGTTAAGCCAACATGGTGGGATACAAATTATGATTGGCGGTCAACAGCAAATGGTGGTAATGATACAAAGCGGACAAATTTAATTAATGCCTTAACAAGAGGAATAACAAGTGATCCGGGCGGAAGTTTATATCAAGATCCAAGGTATATACGAACAGGAGCACCTATTGCAACATTGGTTACAGATGCTGGTATTTTGCAAGATCCTGTTACTGCAACTATAGTAACTGCACCAACTGCCACAAACGCGGCAAAAGAATTTCTTGTAACTGAGCACAGTCCGTTAGAAACAATATGGTGGAGATCAAGTTATCCCCAATTTGCCAATCACGAATATTTGTTTAGTATGAACCCTGCCAAATGGTTTGAAAAACATTGGGACACTAGAGATAGAATTACTGCTGGGCCTAGTCCTATAAGAAATACGTTTCTTGTTACTAAAGCAAATGATAAATTTTATATAGACGGAATTGTACGAGATAGATTTAGATTATATAGAGGTTACACATATAGATTTGATGTTAGTGATTCTAGTAATACTAGTCATGTGTTTGCATTTTCTAATAATTTTAATAATAGTCCGGCGAGTGCTTATACAACTGGCATTACTTCTAGTGGAACTGCTGGTACTGCAAATGCTTATATTCAAGTAATAGTTGCAGATGATACCCCAGATTTATTATATTATTATTGTACCCAACATGCCGATATGGGCGGTGTGATACGAATTCAAACTATAAAAACTCCTGATCAAATTATATCTAAAGAAACTAAACATAGATCATCTGCATATGATGCAAGTTTATGGAGAAATGTTTCGTCTGATTTATTCAAGTTACATAGAGATGTTGATAAAAATAATAAGATGTTAACACGATTTGGATTACATCATTTTATTATTGAAAAACTTGTTAAACAAGGCACACTTTCATTATCTGATTATTATGATAAAGTTAAAGGATTAACAGCCCAGTTAGCACATAAAATGGAAGGATATTCAGATAAAGATACCCTTCGTCTTATGATGGATAGTTTAATTGCTAGTAAATCTAATAACTTTGTCCCTGAAGAAGATTATGAATTATACCATTATAAGAGCCCGCCTATCAAGAAATATTTTTACAGTGGCGTACGAATTGTAAAAAGTGCAGATGGTTATAAAGTATATGGTTATAATAATGTTGAACCATATTTTAATATTTTAAAATCAAAACAAAATAGTAACAATACACGAATAGAAGTAAGTAATTCTAAAGTTATTGAATATTATGATCACGATATTACTACTACTCAAGTTAAGTATGGAACAGAATATACCTCAATCCAAGATATGTATGATTTTATGATATCATATGGAAAGTATTTAGAATCAATAGGCTTTTTATTTGAACAATATGATAATACTGCAAAGGTAATAAGAGATTGGAGATACACTGGAAAACAATTTTTGTTTTGGGCAGAAAGTAAATGGAAAATAGATAATTGGGTTGCATTATCTCCGTTGGGCGAATTTGTAAATTATGAAATTACTGCGCCAGGTTATGTAAAAGACTTAGGTGTTTATATTAATAATAATTATAATGTATTTGATGCAAGCGGAAATGAAATAAAATCATCTGACATTATAGTAACTAGAATTGATAATAAGATATCAGTAGAACCCAAAGATGCATCTAAAGCAATATATGGTATTAGATTTTATATTTGTACATACGAACATTTACTTACTATGAATAATATTACTGTTTTTAATGACTTATTATATTCACCATTGTATGGAGAACGTAGATACAGGGTTAAATTAATTGGCAGAAAAACATCAAATTGGAATGGCGGACCTAGAGCGGACGGATTTATTGTTAATGATACAAAATTGTTATCAAATTTTACTAAATCTATTGATGATGTTGATAGAGGATATTTTAATACAGAACAAACACTAGTAAATTCACAATTTGTAGATTTTGCTAGAAAAAATATAGGATACGACAAGCAAACATTTTTAAGAAATATGCAATTAACTGGTGATGTCCAATATGAATTTGTACATGGATTATCTAAACAATTAGGAACTCCGAATGCACTAGATAGATTGATGCGTACAACTACATTAACAGGTAGCAATGTATCTATAGATACAAAAGAAAATTGGATGATTAATGAGGGCGAATTTGGAGCATCTGCTACACAAAAAACATATGAATTTCAATTAAAGCAATCTGATATACGCCAGAATCCACAAATTATCAATTTTAAAGAAATATTTTTAAGCCAAGCAGAAGATTTAGATTATGACATATATCTTTCTCTATTACCCAATGATGGTCGATGGTTAGAAAATCCCGACAATCCTATAGCATTTGAACAAAGAGGAAAGTATAGTCCGAGTTTTACATATTCAACATTTTCGTCTATTGACAAATTTGAAAAAGATTTACCAAATGCTGGGTATGTTTTAACAACAGAACCAGATTACACAATTTATAATGTATCTGATCTTGGAACAATATACAGTTCTTTAAAAGGACTTGCATTAGTTAGTGCTTGGGATAGTACAAAAACATATTATACATATGACAAAGTACGTAGAGAAGGTAAACTATACAGGGTGCCAAGTACCGTAGCAAAAATATCTGCTAAGCCTAATTATACCTGTAAATTTAATACATTTGGAAGCACAAATAACGCAACTGACAGAACAAAAATTGTTGTAAAATCTTTAGTAGATGCGAGTGATG